GTTCCTATGCTAGACTGAACTCGACAACATATCAGAAAGTGAACGCTCCGGTTCCTTACAATATGACCTTCGAACTTCATCTGTATGTAAGAAACGTCGAAGACGGAACTCAGATAATCGAACAGATTTTACCATACTTCACTCCAGATTATACAATAACAATGTCTTTTGTTGACGGCTTTGGAGAGACGACGAGGGACGTTCCAATAATTCTGGATTCGGCTGATTACATGCCAGTATATGAAGGTGAGACGGACACTGCAAGAATTCTCACTTGGACTCTATCGTTCACTATGAAAACGTATTTTTACGGTTCTGTGTCTAATGATGCTAAAATAATTCGTAAAGCAACAGCAAACACATATTACAACGGCACCAACGCTAACACAAGCCCCCAATATGTCGAGCAGACTGTCGTTCCCGATCCAATAGACGCCGAACCGACCGACGATTACGGCTTCACAGAAACATTAAGGGAATTCCAAGGGTGATGTAGATGAAAATGAAAGATAGCATAGCCGACGCATTGGACATAGAACCAATTCAACCGTATCAAGAAAACTTGCCCGGAAAGTTGATACAACAATCAAGCGAAAGTGACGTTGTTGACGATTACGAATACGCAAGATCGAATTTGTACGATCTGTTGGAAAAAGGCAACTCGGCTATGAACGGTATATTGGAAGTCGCACGAGAGTCGCAACATCCAAGAGCATACGAAGTCGCAGCAACGTTGATAAAAAACTTAGGAGACGTCAACGACAAGTTGATGAACCTACAGAAGCAGAAAAAAGAATTGGAAGAATCCAAGAAAGAAGAAGACTCCCCAAGTGTACACGTAGACAATGCAATTTTCGTTGGTTCAACTTCGGATCTGTTGAAGAAGATCAAAGAAGCGGGGACTGATGTCTAATAATTATTATAATGGCAACCCTTCTTTAAAAAAAGCTAGGAGAAAGGTAAACTGGACTCAAGAACGACTTGAAGAATTTTTGAAGTGTTCTGAAGATTCAATTTATTTCTCTGAAAAATATATTAAAATTGTGCACGTTGATCACGGTTTCATTCCTATTAAACTGTACGATTATCAGAAAGAAATAGCTGACAAGATTAAAAATAGCAGAAGAGTGTCTGTTTGCACCTCTAGACAGGCGGGAAAAACTACAACTGCCGTCGCTGTACTTTTACACTATATTATTTTTAACGAACACAAAACCGTCGCTCTGTTAGCGAACAAGGGAGACGCTGCAAGAGAAATTCTTGACAGGATAAAAATAGCATACGAAGCACTTCCAGACTGGATGCAACAGGGCGTGGTTTCTTGGAACAAAGGTTCAATTGAACTTGAAAATGGATGTAAAGTGATTGCGGCCGCAACTAGTTCTTCAGCAATTCGAGGTAAGTCAATCTCTTTTCTGTATATTGACGAAGCGGCTTTCGTAGATCATTGGGATGAGTTTTTCGCTTCTGTTTTTCCAACTATTTCTTCTGGCGAAACTACAAAAATCCTATTCACGTCAACCCCCAACGGTCTAAATCATTTTTACCGAACTTGCGAAGGCGCAAAGAAAAAGACAAATGGTTATGAATACGTTGAGGTTCCTTGGCAAAGAGTCCCCGGAAGAACAGAGAAGTGGAAAGAAGAAACTCTGGCCGCGATGGATTTTAATATTGACAAGTTCAATCAGGAATTCTGTTGCGAATTCTTGGGCAATTCCGGCACTTTAATTTCAACGGTTGTTCTGAAGTCTCTACATATCAATCCTCCAATACAGAAAGCTCTTGATGGGTTGGATATGTATGAGGAAGTAGACGAGAAACATTCTTATATTATTTCAGTGGATTGTGCAAGAGGTAATGGGTTGGATTCTTCGGCTTTCGTTGTCGTTGACGTCTCTCAAACCCCATATAAGGTTGTGGCGAAATACAAGAACAATTATATCTCTCCTCTGCTTTTCCCTAATGTTGTGGCTCAAGTAGGAAGATATTATAATATGGCGTACTTGTTGATCGAAAACAATGACACTGGTGGACAAGTCGCGGACATTTTATATTACGATCTTGATTATGACCATATGTTTTTTACTGAAGAGAAGAAAGCGAGCTTAACGGTTTCGGACGCAATGAAAAATGTCAAGATAATGGGAGTTCGGACGACTAAAAAGGTTAAGAGTCAAGGTTGTAATGCGATCAAGTCTCTTGTTGAAAATTACCAACTGAAATTTGAAGATTACGATATCATCAATGAATTTTCAACATTTGTCGTACAAGCGAACGGAACTTTCTCCGCTGAAGAAGGGAAGCATGACGATTTGGCTATGTGTTTAGTTCTATTCGGATGGTTATCTACGCAACCGTTTTTCAGAGAACTGACGGACGTAGACATAAGAAAAAGGATTTATGAGGAACAGATGAGATTGATTGAACAACAACTTGTTTCTCCTATATTTTCAAGCGAACTTGATGCCTTCGAAGAAAAGTATGGTAAAGTTGATAATGATATACCGATAACAAAAGAAGATATTTGGTTCACTTAAAGGTCACATTTTATAAATAATATAATAATGCGCCTTTGTAACCAAGGAGAATAAAAGATGGCATTTCAAGTATCACCCGGAATAAATGTCTCGGAGATTGATCTTACATCATCAATCCCAGCCATTTCAGTTTCAACTGGCGCTATAGCTGGTAATTTCAACTGGGGCCCCGTTGAAAAAATTACAGTTATTTCCACGGAAAGTGAACTGGCTTCAGTTTTTGGTAAACCAGATTCTACCACAGCAGATTCATTCTTTACTGCTGCAAGTTTTCTAGCATACTCAAACGATCTCAGGGTAGTTCGAGCAAGTACGACTGGCCAATATAACTCTATTGCTCCAATAACCGGAACGGTCGCCGAAGAAACGGTTGCGTATTCATATAACGCTATAGCCCCAATTTCTTCAACAATTAACGTCTCAATCGCTAACTCCGCCGTATATCTAGCCGACAATTACGGCGAAAGCGTAGACTCAAGCGTTAAGTTTGCTTCAAGATTTCTTGGAGATATCGGAAACACTCTAAAGATTTCAGTTTGCTCGGACTCAACTACTTTCGCAGATTGGGAATACTCAGAAGAATTCACAGCGGCTCCTGCTGGCGCGAACAACAGTCAACTTCACATAATAGTTGTCGATGAGGACGGCCTTCTTACTGGAACTCCCGGTACTGTTCTTGAGAAATATGAGGCTCTGTCCAAAGATTCGGATTCTGCCGATTACTATGTAACAACGCTGTATAGTGATTCTGCTTACGTTTATGCTATAGGGCATATTGGAGCAAACTGGGGAACCGCTTCTGGAAGTCTAGTCGGAGATTATGATTCTGAAGAAATTTTCACAGAATCTTTTGCTGGTGGTGATACAGGAAACTTATATCTCGGAGCGACGGCGCTAATCAAAAACGATTCAGCATACGTTGATGATGCATATGGGGCAAGTGTAGATTCAAACGTCGCTTTCGTTGCAAGATACGCAGGATCTATCGGCGACACCTTGAAAATTTCTGTTTGTTCAGATACAGATTCGTTCGCTTCTTGGGATTATGCAGACTATTTCGATTCTGCGCCAAGCACTTCAAGCTTTGCCGCCAGCGTTGGTGGAAGCGATGACGAGATGCATATTATTGTCATCGACGAAGATGGTGTTATAACAAACGTTCCAGGAACCGTTCTTGAAAGATACGCTTTCGTTTCTAAAGCTTCAGACGCCAAAAACGAAGACGGATCTTCAAATTATTACAGAGAAGTTATTTACACAAGATCAAGATATGTGTATCTAGCAAATCATCTAGGCGCAAACTGGGGCACTAGTGCAGTATCTAAAGCGTTTGATAACGAAAACAACTACACCAAATCTTTTGGTGGTGGCCAAAATGGCACCGGAGCAAGCCTAGCAACAGCGTACAGTATGTTTGGAAATACAGAAGAAGTTGACATTTCTTTCCTAATTTGCGGAAGCGCCAATTCATCTATAGTTACCGGCGTTGTTTCTATTGCCGACTCAAGAAAAGATTGCGTTGCGTTCTTCTCTCCAGCTCTTGCTGACTGTCTAGGCTCTACTGCAGCGGCTGACATTGTAGATTACGCCAACGGATTTGCGACCAGAAGTTCATATGCGGTTATGGATAGCGGTTGGAAATACGCATACGACAAGTACAATGACGTTTATCGTTGGGTTCCTCTAAACGGTGATGTTGCCGGGCTTTGCGCAAGAACAGACGTAGAAAGGGATCCTTGGTGGTCGCCTGCTGGTCTACAGAGAGGTTCTCTGCGAAATGTAGTGAAGTTAGCTTTCAATCCGAATAAGACTGAAAGGGATCTACTCTACAAAGCTGGCGTTAATCCAGTTGTATCTTTCCCAGGCGAAGGCACGATTCTTTATGGAGACAAGACTTTCCAGAACAGACCTTCCGCTTTTGATCGCATTAACGTTCGCCGTCTGTTCATTGTTCTGGAAAAAGCCATAGCAAGAGCATCGAGAGCTACTCTGTTCGAATTCAACGACGAATTCACAAGAGCGCAGTTTGTTAGCCTAGTTGAACCTTTCCTCAGAACGGTACAAGGCCGTCGCGGAATCTACGATTACCGCGTAGTTTGTGATGAATCCAATAACACCCCAGACATAATTGACAGAAATGAGTTTGTGGGTGATATCTATATCAAGCCAGCAAGAAGCATCAACTATATTCAGTTGAATTTCGTTGCAGTTCGGACTGGCGTTTCGTTTGAAGAAATAACCGGAAGGTTCTAAATAGAACAGAGATTTTCAGGAGAAATAAATGGCCTTTAATGTAAATCAATTTCGTCAACAGATGGTAGGCGATGGCGCGAGACCGAACCTCTTTGAGGTTCAGATGAACGTCCCCGGCTACGCTTCTGCTGGCGGAGCATCAAATATTTCCAGAAAAATATCTTTTCTCTGTAATAGTGCGCAGCTTCCCGGTTCAACTATCGGCGTTGCTCCAGCATTCTATTTCGGAAGAGAAGTTAAATTTGCTGGTAACCGAACTTACCCAGAATGGACAATCAACGTCTTCAACGACGAAGATTTTCTAATTCGAAATTCGATGGAGAGGTGGATTGATGGCATCAACGATCCTGTAGCAAATATTCGATCCAGTAGCGCCAAAACTGTCGATAATGGTTATGGTGTAGACGCCCAAGTTATTCAGTATAGCAAAAAAGGGAACGCAATCAAGAAGTACAAGTTCATTGGTATGTTCCCGATTGACGTTTCGCCTATCGAAGTTAACTGGAGCGCCAACGACCAAATCGAAGAATTTTCTGTGACTTTCTC